CTATTAAACCATATTAAGGAATTGCATAATAGCAATTTGCCAAATCATTTTGGTGAAAGTCGAATGAGGTATGTTGGTGAAGTACCAATGATATTAGCAGAGCAATGGTCAAAAGAAAGTGGATTGCAATTGGGTAGTCATGAATTCATGGAATATGTGAAGAAGAAATTAAAAGACCCCAATTACAAAAAACTTTTGATTAAGGGTTTATAATGGCATTAGACAATTATGGAAATCTACAAACATCAATAGCAGATTGGTTAAATCGTAGTGATTTATCAAATGTAATTCCTGATTTTATTACATTGGCTGAGGCACAACTAAATAGGGAATTGCGCCATTATAGAATGATGAATCAGCAAACAGCTAATTTAGAAACTCAATATTCTGCGACCCCTACTGATTGGTTACAAACTATTAGAATACATTTAAATGATAGTAGTAAATCTTTATTAAAACAAACATCAGCAGAAGAAATTGCGAAATTAAGGGATGAGGGGGATGATGCAAAAGGTAAGCCTCAATATTATTCTCACATTGGTGATTTGATAGAAGTTTATCCTAGCCCAGACCTGACGTACACAATTGAAATTTTATATTATCAAAAAATACCACCTTTGGGATTAACTCCTGACACATCTACCAATTGGCTTTTAACAATGTCACCTGATGTTTATTTATATGGTTCTCTTTTGCAAGCATCACCCTATTTGCAAAATGATGAAAGAATGGCTGTTTGGGGTTCAACTTATCAAGGAGCTATAAATGGAATAATGGGTGAATCAGATAATACAAGGCATAGTGCAGGCAATTTAAAATTAAGGATAAGGAGCTATTAAATGAGTGATGCATTAACAGATACGTTTGAAGATAGAGTATTGAATTGGTTACTAACAGCTAATTCAGTTACAAGACCTAGTGCATGGTATGTTGGTTTATTTGCAAGTGGAAATGCGCCAACAGATAGTGCATCAGGAACAGAATTAAGTGGTAGTAATTATAGTAGGGTGCAAGTTACATTTAGTGTATCGGGAACTTCACCAACAACAGCTACTAATACAGCTACATTAACATTTCCAACAGCATCAGGAAGCTGGGGTTCAGTTACTACTGCTGGAATTTTTGATGCATCTAGTTCTGGAAATTTAATAGCATACGCAAATTTATCAAATGCTAAAACAATTGAGGCTAATGACATTCTACAAATTGCCTCTGGTCAACTGGATGTAACCTTAACTTGATAGGTATTTAATATGGCATTTACTGTCAAAAATCGAACAAAGCAAACATCTACAACAAATGGAACTACAAATGTTGTAATGACAGGAAGTGTAAGTGGTTTTCAAACTTTTGGTAATGCTTTATCAGATGGAGATACTACCTATTATGCAATTGTTGACCCTGCTAATGGGATTTGGGAAGTAGGTTTAGGAACTTGGGCAAGTGGCACTAGTACATTAACAAGAACAACAATTGTAGAAAGCTCAAGTGGTTCATCTGCAATTAATTTTACTGGCTCTGTTTCAAAAGATGTTTTTATAACTGAGCCTGCCTCTAAATCTTTGCTTGAGGGGTCAAGTGCAATATCAAATGCTGAATTTTTGAAAAAAAGTGGCAATGTTATTGAAGGTAGAAGTACATCTGAAGTTTTGTCTGACATTGGTGCTTTAAGTACGTCAGTCGCATCTTCAACTTATGCTCAATTATCTGGAGCTACTTTCACTGGTGGTGTAACTGCAAATTCAGGTATATCTATAGACAACATAACCATTGATGGCACAGAGATAGATTTATCTAGTGGTAATTTTACTTTAGATGTAGCAGGCAATATTACTTTAGATGCTGATGATGGTGGTCACGTAAGATTTAAAGATGGTGGTGCAGAATATTTATCAATTTATGAAGATGCAAGTAACAATCCTATTATACAAGCAAGTATTGCAGATACAAATATTTTATTTAAAGGAAACGATAGTGATGGCAGTGGTGTAATTACTGCCCTTGATCTTGATATAGCTAATGCAGGGCAAGCTACGTTTAATTCTGGTATAACTGTGGGTGGAACATTAAATTTAAACTCACAACAAATGACAAATGGTTCAACAATAGGTGCTGCTAAAGGTATTTTTACTAGTGCTGCTACAGGTCAACTTACATTAAATTCAACAAGCTCTGATTATATGCTTGAGTTTCAAAGAAGTGGTGCTTCTGAATGGTGGTTAAAAGCAAGCTCTAGTTCTTTTGCAATACATGAAAATGGTGGGTCTGATTATTTAACTATTGCAAGTGGTGGCAATGCAACTTTTGCAGGTAATATTACTTTACCACAAACAGGCATATTATCATTTCTTTCTGCATCTGATGAGTACATTCAAGGTGGTTCAGGAACTATAACTATGGGTGTAAATAATTCAGCCCACTTTAAAATAGAAGATACTGTATCTACTTTTGGTCAAAATGATGCTGATTATACTGTTAAAATAGGTAACAGTGGATATGCAGGGATATATGTGGATGGTGATAGTGATATAGCTATACTAAATCCTGCTAATGATAATGTAATTTTTGGTTCAAATAATAGTAGAACATATCTCTACTATAATAGCTTATCTACACTTTATACAGACGCTAATGGTATTTATGTAAGAAGTTCAACTAATTATTCTGATGCTACTATATATTTAGGTAATAATGGAAATGCTAGAATAATAAATGATGAAGATAGTTATTTTCAAATATTAAGTGGTTCTGGTGATACTATAATCTTTCAGTATAATAATGCTGCAGTTTATCTTTATCATAATGGTACACAAGTAATAGAAACTCATGCACATGGAATTTATGTAAAAAGCACTGGTACTAATACTGATGGCACTGTATATTTAGGTAATCAAGGTGTTGCTCAAATTACTGGAGATCACGATAATGCTGTATATATATATAGTGGCTCTGGTGATACTGTAATTTGGGGTTCAAATAATGCAAGGGTTTACCTTTACCATGATGGTTCAGGTGTATTCTATACAGACCCAGGTGGAATTTATGCATACAATAAATATAGTTCTATTAGTGGTACAGTATACTTAGGAACTAGTGGTAATTCATATATTGCAACCAATGCTGGTACTGCTACTTCGATAACAAATTATCAAGGTGATTCTGTTATATATGGTCAAGATAATAGCTATCTCTACCTTTACTATGATGGTTCTTGGAAAGCTAGAACAAGAAGTGATGGTTTTGAAGTTGGTGGTAGCTTAGTTGTTTCTGATAAAATATCTGTAAATAATTCTTATGGAGGTTCTGGTCAGGTACTAACTTCAAATGGTGGTAGTTCTGCAGCATCATGGCAAGATGCAGGGGGTGGAGCTTGGGAAGTTATAGGAAACTACACAGGCACTAATGTTAATAGTATAGATTTTATAAATGGTTCAAATGGTTTTGTATTTGATGCTACAACATATAAGCATATACATATGTATGCTACTTTTCATAATTATGGAAGTTACTCAGGTGGTGATTTAAAAATCTTTCCTTTAGTTGGTACTACAAGTTCTTATAATGCTATGTCAAATCTAGCATTTCAATATCAATGGTGGAATGAATTATATCCAGAATTTACTGGTGTAACTTATGGTTCTTATCAACATGGTGCAAATGCTCAATATGGTAATAATAACCAAGGTGCAATAATGCAAAATATTAGAATGGATCAAAATGCAAGTTCTGCTAGTGGTGCAGGGATGGCTATGTTTAGTGAAACCATCAATGGTACATATCATAGTAGTCAAGCAAGATATTACTCTACTAATGTTCAGATGGAATTTCCATGTTGGGGAATTGATACTGATAGAAGTTTCGCAGGAACTGGTAAAGTTTGGTATGATAACCCTAGTATTTTTGCTTATTCAAGAAATTTTGTATGGCAAACATTGGGTTTGGGTTATGGAAAAGTAGGTTTTAGGTTTATTGCACAAAGCAGTTCATCAAGATGGAACTACGATATAACTTGGATAGGATTGAAACCATGACAATTAAAAAAGAAGACATTGATTGGGATAATTTTCCTGCTTTCGTTGCAGGATCATCAGAGAAAAAAACTTTATCAGATGCAGATAAAGAATGGTTTGTAAAACAATGGAATGAAGAACAACCAACTGCTGACCAAGAAATGTCAGATTATCAACGACGAAGAAGAAATGCTATTTTAGATAGTACAGATTGGATTGTTCAAAAATCAGCAGAAAAAGGTGAAGCAGTGCCAGACGAATGGCAAACTTACAGACAGGCCTTGCGAGATTTACCCACGCATGAAAACTGGCCTAATTTAGAACAATCAGACTGGCCTACTAAACCAGAATAGAGGAATACATGACAGAGAATACACAACCTACAGAAATAACATTTAAAGATAAGCAATATAAAATAAATGACTTATCTGAAAGAGCAAAAACTTGTTGGAATCATTTGGTTGATCTTGCAAAGAAAGAACACACCTTACGTTTTCAGATGGATCAAGTAGAAGCAGCAAGAGAAACCATTACTAAACACATGGAAGAGGAGGTGAATAAGAATGGCTAAAGTTTGGAAGATACAAAAAGTCGAGTATAAAACTACAGGAACAAATGGTACTAATGAAATAGACCATGTTGATTTTACAGTTACTGATACTGTAGATGGTGTTACTAAAACTCGTTATGACTTTCAACAAATTAAACCTAATACTAGTGGTTCATTTACCAAGATGGAAGATTGTACTGAAGAACAAATACTGACGTGGATTAAATCGACAATGGGTGATGAAAGAGTAGCTTATCACGAAAAGAAAGTTGATGATGCTATTGCAGCAGAAAAGACACCACCTCGAGGTGTGAAAGCATTTAGTTAAAGGAAAAAATAATTAATGTTTGGTTTTGTAACTTATAGTGAGACGCCTTATAGCACTTCAGCATCTACTAACTTAGTTGCTGCGGCTGCTAATTTTACTATACAAACAACTGCTACTTTTTCTCCAGGGGTAGTTCATCCGGCATCATCATCATTAGCTTTTCAAACAACTTTATCTAGTCCATGTAATAGAGTAAGGCCAACTTCAACATCATTAGCAAGTGATGTAGCTTTAGCAATTGCGGCTAAAAGAATAAGACTTGATAATGCTACACTTGCTGACAATTTTACATTTACTGCTAACGCTACAAGAATAAGGCAAGCACCAACTAATTTAGCAAGTCAAACATCATTAGTTCTTGATGCAACAAGATTTAGATTAATTACTGCAAATCTTAACTCTCAAACGTCTATTGTTCCGGCTGCAAATATTATTGCTTATGCAACGGCTCAATTTAATAGCCAAACAACTAAATCAGTTTCTGGAACAAGAGTAAGATTAATAAGCGTAAATGCTTTAACTCAAACAACTAAAACCGCTAATGCCAATTGTATTTTTGCCGGTAATGCAACTTTATCCTCAACATTAAGTATTGCGCCTAATGCTTACAGAGTAATACCTGGAACGGCATTATACCAGACGCAATTAAGTATTACTGGTCAGATAAGATATTTTTGGGAAGATGTTGCAGAAGAACCGCCTTTAACG